CACAAACTCGTTTGTCAGGCGAACCATACGCGCGCTATCTTGATGCGTCGTGATTAAGTTTAGCACAATCTTGTAAAGCTGCTTCATTCCGGTTTCCGCAAAGATACGCGCAATCAGCTCAATATGCTGCTGTGCGGCGCTCACAGTCGCCTGAACGGCTGCCGCGGTAGATGATTGCAAAGCACCTGCATCCAATCCTGCAGACGCCTTTGAAATGCCTGTGCGGGCTTCTTTGATCTCGTCCATGTACTGCAAAACAGGAAACGCCTGCTGCCCAACGAATGGCATTGTCAGCGGCTGCACCTGACCGGCGGAACGCTGGCGGATAATCGCACCAACCTCGGTGTTCATGACGTCCTCAAGGTTAACCATGCCCTCGGTCACCGCAATGCGTGGGTGGATGGACATGGATAAGCTGTCTAAAGTATTACGCATTACAACAGACTTAATGCGCTGGATGTCCATCACGGTATCTGCGATTGACATGCCAAAGAAGTCGTGCGCCTCGGGGTCTGGGCAGAATACCGCAAACGGCACCATCGCGCATGGCTCATTCGCCAGAATAGTATTCCCGTCACCGGCGGTGCACACTTTGCGTAGCTCCGCGATACCGTCTCCGTCGTAATCCACTTTGATGTAGTTTTCGACGTAGAGCACCTTCTTCATCGCCGGATCGTAGCGCTCGTTCATTTCGTTGGTCAACGCCTTGTTGCGTGTGTAGCGCTCGACGTTCATCTCCATCTCGTCATACGCGGACGCGAGGGAAGACACCTCATCATAGTCGTAGCCCATTGCCACGAGCTCAGACACGGTCACGACGCGTCGGTGTGCAACGTAGTCGCTGTCCTCAAGTGACTTTGCCTCGCGTGAAATTAGAAACTCTTCCGGCGGCACGGCCTCTAGCTTAACGCGTCCGTCTGGGTGCACGTAAGTCACACGCACGGCGTGCACGGAAGGAGGCGGTACAATTTGGCCGGTCATCGGGTCAATCTGGGGTTCGCCAACCATCTCGGATGCGACGATGTCAACTTGCGCGTCAGGGTCGGCCATCAGTGCCGCTAGAGCGGTATCGTCTAAGCCGGTCAAGTCATGCGTTTCAAGCCTTGTCTGATCATCCCAGTAGCACTTGATCACGCCAGCCTTGCGGATCAGCGCATCCTTAAATGCGGCGTGCATGTGCAGGAAGCCGTTGTTGTCGCGATTAATGATAAAGTTGGCGTAGTCTGTCGCCTGCTTCGCGGCCTCAATGTCCTCTGGGCCTTGTGGAACGTATTCAACTGTACGCTCAGTGCTGTGGAAAATGCGCATCAGTGACGGCATAATCGCCTGCACAGTGTCGCGCACGTCCATGCTGACAACTTGGCTGCGGCCGTCCTCCTCATCGCCAAACGGCTCGCCTCGGTAATATTGCGTCGCAGTGGCGCGTACAGGCGAGATCCAGTTGTCGATGTAATCAATCGCGTCTTCGATCTCCTTGCCGACAATGCCCTGCAGCTCGTCGTCTTCCATCTGATCAGGGTTTAGCTCGGCTTCGATTTGCGCCGCCAGTTCGTTGATTTCGTAGTCCATAACGGCTCCTATTTATTAAACATACGCCAGTATTCATTGTACAAGCCTATTTCGTCTATCATTTGCTGGTCAACCGGCTGCACGATGTTCTTATGGCTCATGAGGAATGATCGTTGATCCGACGCTGGTTTGGTTTCATCAAAACCATCTAGAAGACCCCTACGCATGTTAAAGAAGTCTCTAAATGTAACTGTGGCTGGTACTTGTACGGGCAAGCTGCCATCGTATCTGCCAGAAATACGTGTCGGATATATCGGGTGGTACGACTTATTTGATATTTTAGCATTCAAGTTTGGTGAGCCTAAATTAAGACCGCTGTCGAATGGGTTAGCAAACAGTAAGTCTGGATCTGTCAGTGCGATCCTTGCCTCTCCAACCTTGATACCCGCGTCGCGGAACGCTGCATTATCCAATGCCTGCCAAACTGCCCTACGGTTAGAACCCGTCAAGTTGTCAAAATAATCTTCAACGCCATCCAGTAGCCCACGCATATTTCGGCGAGAGTTTCCGCCAGAAATAAGCGCTTCATATGGGAAGTCTTTGTCCGTGAAATCTTTAGAGTTCATAAGCCTTTGAGCGAGAAGCCTTCGCAACTTTGGGTCTATATCTACATTTCGGATTTGTTCTCTGATTAAATCATCTGTCGCAAAGTCAGACGCCTGCGCGCCCATTGCAGTGTAGATCATACGCGGATTATACCCCTCTTCCGCAGCCTTAATCATGGATAACAAAAGGGGCGACGTAACGCCCTCATCGGAAGCCCAAATCCCCCTATTGATAGCATCCCTAATGTAGCCAGATCCGCCATATAGAGAAACTGGATTATTTAGCAAATCACCGCCATACCCAAGAATGTCAGTATCAGCGGCCATGCGGTCACCGAACGCAGCGACTAGAGCGTCGCCTAGCTTTAACTTTGTATTACGCCGCTTCTGCGCCTCACCGCGAGTTTCTTTTATGACGTTCTGCTCTTCAATCGGCGTCCCCATCTTAACATTGGACGCTGGGTGAGCATATGTGAGACCGGTTTTTGGATCGGGTCTGATGTTACTAATTCGGTTACCAGATGCATCAAACTGTGACGCCAGTGCCTCTAATCCCTCTGGTTTCGCTCGACCTTTTTCATCACGCAGTCCAATATTCGCCTCTAACTCTTCAATTAGCTTTGGGTCATACCCTCGGACAGGTTGCTTCTTAATGTCAGCGCTCAGCGGTTTAGGCTCACGCCCACGCTGGAATACCTCCCCAACACCTTCGAGATCTCCTTGCGCGACAGCGCGGATCAAACCGCGCGCATCTGCTCCAATCGCATCATCGGCAGCTCTAACTGCCGTATCAGCTAGGCGCCCTGCTGGTATAACTCCAGCAAGCCCTGTAATATCAGCTAAATAAGCGTCATTCGCCGCGCGGATCTGCTGGTACGTTGCATCGGCAAGTTTTACGCCTTCAGGCAGATACGCAGCGGCGCCCTGAGAGCTTCTCAGGTAAGATTGGCCGATATCAGACGCAACACCCTGTGCTGTGCCAACGGGGTCTGTGACGGCGCTTGACAGGCTGTTAAGGATACCACCGCCTACAGCGCGTGCGGTGCCTATGGGATTTTCACGTACTGCGCGACCAAAGCGCTCGCCGCCGCTATCAAAGTCGTCGTTGATACCGATAATGTTATCGATCAACGAGTAGCCAAGGCCACCCGCCTGACGTAGCGGCTCTCGAAGATTTGGCGGGATATAACGTGTAAGGTCAACCATCATTCACCTCTTGCGTATTCTGAGATGTAACGCAGCAAGCCTTTTGTGGCTCCAGCGCGCTTATCGGGTGAACTTAGTGGGTTTAGGATGCCGAAAGCAGCCTTACCTCCTGCACTAATTCGCCCTAGTAAATCGTTTTCACGGCCAGCCTGCTGGTAGTCAGCCAATAAATCGCTGAATAAGTCTTCTCCGGCCTCATAGCTGTAAGGATAATACACGCCAGCCGAAGCACCTGCGCGTGGCCCCTTTTCGAGCATCTGCTCAATCATAAAGGCGCGCTCTGGGCCTTCCCCTGTGCCTTCTAGAGCACGTAATGCGCGCAGGATCGTCTTGTCGCTGTACATCGGCCCTTCGACGTCATCCTCACGCGGACGATAGGCGTTGTATTCATCGCCAGTTAGATCAACGTATAACTTGCGTAAAAATGGATCCATCACCACTTCACCTTGTCTGCCCAGTACGCAGCGGACATTTTGCCCTTTGCAATGTTTTTCGCGTGACGCGCCTTAAACGAATTGCTGCGCGCCGTAGTTTTCTTGTCGCCGCTGACACCCTGCTGGCCAAAGCGGATCGTCTTAACCTTATCGCCATCCTTCGCGACCACGACGTGCGATTTCGTCGGGTGCTTTGGGGTGCGCTTCGGCTTGTTGTAGCCAGATACGCCGACACGAGATAACCGAGCATCTTTCTTCTTCTCAGGCATTAGTTAAACCTTGTAATCGGCATTGTTGGCAGCAAACCGCGCTGCTCTCTACGCGTTAAGGGCGCCTTTGGCACGTTGGGAACGCCGCCCACCATACGCAATCCCGCAAGAGCTTCTCGCACCATGTCCACACCAAACGCTGTCTCAAACGCGCCAATCATTTTAGGGTCACGCATAATTGATGAACGTATAGCCATCATTTGATCTGCGGGTGATAGAGCCGGTGCGCTTGTTGGGGCGCTCGATAATGGAGGTGCGCTCAGCGCGGGAAATTCCATATCGATGCCAGTGATATAATTAGGGTCTTTAGGTAGCTCAACTGGAACGCGTCTACCGTATTTGTCAACGCCCATCTCTGCAATGAGCAATGGGTCAACCGCATCCAAAGATGACGGCGGAATAGTCGGGTCAAGAGGTATTGTCGCCTCATCCAACGCAAGAGCCTCGATCGCAGGTATCAACGCTGGATCTTGCACTGGGATTGCATCGCTGTAGTCGATAGGCTCCGCCTCTGTGCGAACGTCAAACGTCGTCTCAGGCTGTCCGCTAGAGACATATGGCGTAAAACCCTCTGGACGCAGCATCGGGCGCAGTGTTGTTTGCGGTGGCCCCATTTCATCCCCCCCACGTCCAAACATTTCGCCCAATCCGCTAAGAAGTCCTAACATGCCAAACTTTGGCAGCGGCTGATCCATAGTCAGAGGGCCAATCGCGTATGGCGTAGGGCTCGGTGTGCTTTCTGGGCTAAACAGAAGCCGGCTCAAGATGGAGCGGTCATCGTCTTCTGCGACTTGCGGCGTGTAGCCTTCGTCGTATCCACGGCTGCCGAGGTATTGCTGTGCGCCGCGGCTACGGCTGGCAGGTAAAAAGCTCGAATGCTGCGGATTGCGTGCTTGAGCCAAACGCATGACGTCATTGCTACCGCCAGCCGCCTCGCTTGCCGCGATCGTCGCCGCAGTCCGTGCGTCGTAATCCTCGGTGCGCTCCTTCAGGCCAAAGCCCATCTGTAAATCATCAAGCAAGCCCATTAGATCGCCTTTTTAAGTTTTCCAAGGCAAACGCCGGCCTTTTTACACGCCGCCGGTGTTGGGCAGCCCTTACATGGTAGATTAGTGGTCGTTGTAGCTGACATTACCTATTCCTCTCACGACTGTATCTTCTTTTTCCACTCATAACACTTTACCTGCGTAATCGTATACGTCGGATATCGTGCCTGCATGGCGATGACGCCGTTTTGCATGAAATCCGCGATGCACTCATTCTCAGTTTGGAAGGATGGCCCGCCAACAGCAAAACAGTAGTTTTGCGCGCACAAAAGAACAAACGCCGTAAACATTACATCACTTCTTCGCCTTCTTCTTCGGTTTCTTCGCAGTCTTAGCCGCCGCCTTAAACGCTTTCGCGCTCGGGGCGCCCTTTGAGCCGGCCTTGCGCATCTTTTCGCCAGATCCCGCCGCAATACGCTTACGCTTAGCGTGAATGTTCGCATACAGTCCCTTTTTAGGCATCGTGAGCTCCTTTTAACGCGTTACCCATATAATACAGGAAAATCGCTGTAAAGGAACCCCGCGCGTGGGAGGTCGCGCGGGGGAGCCTTTCAGCTCTAGCGGCTTGGAAGGGAGTAACCGCTGTAAAATTTTTACCATTTAGAGAATTTTTTCGCAATCATAGGGTTGCAATATGATCGTGTTAACATTATGGTAACAGTATAACTTAACAACAACCGCGCTGGGAGGCGCATTCAAAATGTCTTACAATTGCATAAAATGTGGCGGTACTGGAGAGATCACAGCGCACAAAAATGTGTTGGGCGGTGTTTGCTTCAAGTGCAACGGCACTGGCAAGCAAGCAAAGAAGCCATTGCCAAAGACAAAAAAATACGCCTGCAAGTTTGATGGCGTTACATTGTTCAACCATAAAGCGCGCAATGAAGCGGAAGCATTACGCATCGCCGTAGCACATTGGAAATGTCACCCACTAGCGCCAGCTTTTGCCAACATTACCGACGAAAGTCAAATTACAGTAGAGGAGTGGTAACAATGACATTCTTCTACGCACTCATCATCGAATATGCTTTGCAGGGGCACACCCTGCAGACGCGCATGTACTTCGACAGCTCAAAGGCGTGTTCCGACGCTCTGCGGGCCGCGGAGGCGCTGTCTGACGCAATGCCGGCTGACTTGTTCTGTGAAAACACCGGCAAGCTGTCAGCATCAATCCGGCCAAAGCTACGGCCAAGCAACTTGGGAGAGCAATATGGGACGACCATCATTCAATAAGCCGATGTCAGCGCGCACATCGCCAGACACGCAGACCGAAAGAGACGGCGGTAAGTGGAACGTGGCGCCGAAACCGGTCAACCGCGCAACGCGTCGCGCCGCGAAGGCGATAAACGATAAACGCAAAAAGTAACACCATGGGCGCCTCACAAGCGCCCACCGTAAGCCATGAGTGCGGTGGCGGGTTTTCACCTCATACGTTTTACCGCCAAACCATGGCAGCGTGAGCCAGTCGGACATTTGCTGGTGATCACGCACTAGAGGGGCGCTTGGTTCACGCCCCTCTTTTTACCAACGCAACGGGAGGACGATATGAAGATTAAGCATTGTAAATTTGAAGACTGTGCAAACTTTTTTGCTGCAAAGCATGGCGGCGTAAAATATTGCAGCGGAAAGTGCTGCCAAGCACAAGCCGATCGCAACTTTAGAAGAAAACACGCAGATCGAATAAGGGAAAAGCAAAAACTTTTAGCACGCAAATACAGAGCCAAGTGGGATGAGGAAACGCGCGCTAGAAAACGCGAAGAAGTGCGAGAGAACAACAAAAAGTGGTACAATGCGCTATCTGATGAAGAGCGGTTAGCGCGATCGAGGCGAGCGTATGAAAGCTGCGACAAAAAACGCAAGCAAAAGATGGCACGTCAAAACCGCCGAAAACTTTATCAAAAAAACGAAAACTACAAAATACGCCATATCCTGCGTAGCCGGTTAAGAAACGCGCTATTGAGCCAGAGCACAACGAAGTTCGCGCCGACGCTGGATCTACTCGGATGCACCGTGGAAGAGCTGAAAGCGCACATAGAGGCGCAATTTGAGCCGTGGATGACGTGGGACAACTGGGCGCACGATACGTGGCACATCGACCATATAAAACCGTGCGCGTCTTACGATCTAACTGATCCAGAGCAGCAACGCGAATGCTTTCACTTCACAAACCTGCAGCCGCTTGAGGCAACAGAAAACATGCGAAAAAGCGCACGCCTAAACCGCTAAACCACCCCACGTATCCCACGCCGCAAAGGCTTACTCCAGCTTCCCGCGGACGCCCTACCATACGCCATCGTCGTGTGGTCATTGGCCAGAGCTAAGCACACAGCGTCCGCGCGGTCGGGCGAGTTAACGCCGCGCTTCTTCATCGCCTCCTTGCTCTCAACCTGCATCTTGCCTGACGATGTAAAGTGATACCGTGGCGCCGCTAAATCCGCATACAACGCGTCATCCTTGGGCAGCTTAACGTCCATACCCTCTAGCCACATCTTCGCCTTAAACCACAGCTCAGCGCGCAAGTTAATGTACGTCTCCTTCTGAGAGCTGCGCTCTGACACGTTCAAGCCACGCGCCGGCAATTCAAGCTCCCGCAAGCGATCGAGCACACCCGCGCCAAAGCCATTACTATCAACAATGATCTCAATCGGGCGCTTGGACGGAGGCAGGGCATCATACTCCGCCTTAACTGCGCCAGTAAGCTGCATCAAATCGAGGTTACGCCAGACCGTCAGCGGATGGATCACCGGCCCCTGCCTCTTACACAAC